ATCATACGGCGAACAAAAAAAGAAAAGGAGCAAAGAATGAGACGCAAAAAGAAATACGGTAGATACTTATCTGACATTAGTTTAAAAGCTATATGGACCATTGGATTAAGTATTTTACTTGTAGAATGTGTATTTCTCGATTATTTTTGGTTCGTTTGATGCACAAGTGTATTAATAGGTACACCTTATTGAACTCATTAAGGGGTTCGTTTATGAGCGTAACTTGCCTCCTTCCTGCGATAGCAGGAGTTGCGGTTGGTTACCGCAGTAAGTTGCGCTCGCCAATTTAGGAGTGAAATATGATTACAATCGAAACAAGTACAAACAAAGATATTATTTTTGAAACAGACAGCATTGAAGCGAATATGCAATTAGTGCGTTTTGCAATAAGCGTATTGCAGTCTTTAGATAACCGTAAGCGTACGTTTACTATCATGCGCGACGGTCAGGAGGAACAATTATGAAACTCAATTTTAATGATGTGAGAGAACACAACGAAGCTTACGAAGCGATCGCTAAAAAGAACAGACAACTACAAGATGAGTTAAATAAAGCTATTGATGAAATAGTTGAATTAAAGGAAAAGTTAGATGAGCGAAGCGGACAAGTCGCAGCATAATCCCGTTGATTTGATAAAAGATATAAATAGTTTTTATACACAGTTTGGATTGCCTTCGCAAAATAGGCCTTCAATACCTGATTCGCAAAAAGAACTAGTAAAATTTAGATGCAATTTTCTACAAGAAGAACTTGACGAATTAAAAGATGCAGTAAAAAATAAAAAAATTGACGATGCATTAGATGCATTAGTGGATATAGTTTATGTCGCTTTAGGAACTGCATGGCTATTTAATCTGCCTTTTGAAAAAGCATGGGTTGAAGTCCATCGAGCTAACATGGACAAAACGCATGGTAAAACGCAAAGACATTTTCAAGATGCAATTAAGCCAAAGGGCTGGAAGCGACCAGATATTCAAAAAGTTATTGATGAGTATTCAAACTTTTTGGACGAACAAGAAAAGCAAAAACAAGAATTTTTGAAAGGAGGTTAATATGGAAAAATTTGATGACCAATTGGCAAGGTTTGCCGCCATGCGTCTTGGTTTTCATACGTCACTTATAGGCGATGGAAACTCACAAGGTGATTTTGAATATTGGCTGAATTGGGACAACTGCTATTGGTACAAATGGACTGGTAGTGTTCGTGGTCCTAATGCGCCATGTAGCAACTCAAATAGATAGCATAAAAATGAAAGGAAATTTTATATGTATATAAATTTTATATTCTTTCAGCTTTATGTTGAATTGTATAAGAGAGTAGCTTTTCGTTTTGAAAAGCGAAAAAAAGAAATTATATTAGATATAGGTGTGCTAAGATTATACGTATACTAATACTAAAAAAAAGAGAAGGGAGATAATTTATGGCTAAAGCGCGAGCATTACTAAACGTAATTGAGCACTTTCGGCTAATAGATTCAGGAATGCACGCTCAATCAATGAGTATTTTTTTGTATGTAGCAGAATACGATCCAAAAGCTGTTGCGATGCAAGAAATAGCTCAGGAAATAGGCGTATCACAGGCTAGCGTAAGTAGAAACGTTGCTTTACTATCATCAACGACACGATATAGAACTAAAGGACCAAACTTACTGCAAGCTGCAGAAGATCCGAATGAACGCCGAAGTAAATTAGTTACTCTGACGCACAAGGGTCGTAAATTTTATAATGACTTGGAAAAGTTAGTATGAAAAGAGGCGAAAATTCATGGCAAGTAAGCGTGACGTACAAAGGTGTGCGTCATCGCGTTACGGTACATGATGAATCAAAAATTAGATTAGCTAAAGAAATAGTACTTAATGCTTTACGAGACGGAAGAGACGTTGATGAAGCTTTACAACAGCAAAATCTTTTTTTTAAACCCAATATATCCATTAATGCAATATATACACAAGTGGTTAAAAGATATTGGGAAAACAAGGATTCAAAGCAAGTTGGCAATGGTAAACAAATTGTCAACTTCTTTGGAGCGAATAAAGATATTTCAAATATAGATGAATCTGCTGTTGAAGAAATGGTTGAACATTTTCAAGACAACGGAAATTCAAATGCTACAGTAAACAGAAAACTTGCGGCGTTATCAAAAATGTTAACTTACGCAAAACGCAAAAAGCATATAACACATACTCCATATATTGAGTGGTTAAAAGAAGGCAATAGTCGAATCAGGTGGGTTGACGAAATTGAAGAAACTAAAATGAATAATATTTTAAGACACGCTGAAAAACACAAATTTGCTGATATGTGTACTACACTTATTGATACTGGTTTACGCAGATCTGAATTAAGACGAGCGAAAACTAAAGACATCAGTACATCTCCTTCTGGAGATAAACTGTGGACACAATATGACACAAAAAACGATTTAGTAAGAACGATACCTTTAACTACAAGAGTACAAGCTATAGTGAATAAGTATCATAACGTCGAATGCCCATTCGGTGACATGACTGACCATAGAATAAGAGCAGACTGGGATTTCTTAAGAAATAGAATGGGATTAACGAACGACAAACAATTTGTATTACATACATTAAGACATACGTGCGCTTCAAGATTAGTCCAACGAGGTATACCTATACTTGTAGTAAAGGAATGGCTTGGACACAAAACGCTAACAATGACATTACGCTACGCACATTTAGCACCTGACAATTTACTTTCAGCTGTTAAAGTGCTAGAACAAGAGCCTTTGGCCTCGTGATGAAATTGGTAGACATTCAAGACTTAAAATCTTGTGGAGTTAATCTCCGTACCGGTTCGAGTCCGGTCGAGGCCACCAATTGTGTCTTTTTTTGTGTCTTATTTTTGAAAATCATGATTCTAATACTAAAAAACTGGAGGAATATCTATGCATCGATAGACTTAAAATCTAATACAAATCCTATTCACTAATGTATAGGTATAGTCCGAAATAAAAATAGCATAATAACAGTAGACTATTCACTAATGTATTAATTACACACAAAGGTTTGGTTGTGTCCGAATCTTGTGTCTTATTAAGGAGGTCCGTATGATTTACTACAATTTAGAAAAAGAGCAACGAGAGCTTGAAGAAGAATCTCGATTAAATGGGGGAAAACGCACACGCGATAGAGATTTTAAACACGCTGAAAAACACTCAGAATCACTCACTAAGCACGGTAAAAGAATAACTTCTGCAACTATAGACATAGTGGCTAAAGCACTTGTAGAGCGTGTAAATGAAACGCACTCTGGACCAGTGCCACTATCATCACAATTACTTTCGCAGATAGATCCTTATGTTGCTGCTATTATTACCACAAGGTTTATTATTGACGCAATCAGCCAAACAAATCGAAAGTTTACAGCAGCAGCAATAACCTTAGGTGGCAAAGTCGAAGACGAAATACGCTTTACTTTATGTCATGCAGAAAATCCTTATTTAGTAGATAAAGTAATTAAGGATATTGAAAGTCGTTCGGTACATTACGGTTATAAAAAGCTAAAGATGTCTCAAGTGCAGCAGAAGATTGGTACTGTCTGGAACTTATGGGACACCAAAAGCAAATTGCATGTTGGCGAACGGTTAATAGATATATTTATAAACAAGACAGGGTTAGTAAAAATAGAGAAAAAAGTACAAAGAGGAAAAACGTACAATTTCTTATTAGCTACAGAAAAGACGATGGAGTGGATTAATCATTCAAAGAAATTTAACGAATTTCTGGATCCAGAACTTTTCCCTATGATTGTCCGTCCAACTACATGGGAAACTCCGTTTAAAGGAGGCTATCGTTCATTAAAAAATCTTTACTTTGTTAAAGGTCATAAGATTACATCACACCTAAATTATTTACAAGAACTCACAAAATACGATATGCCAGTCGTTTATGAAGGTGTCAATGCAATGCAAGATACTAAGTGGTCGGTTAATTCGCCAATATTACTTGTTTTAAAAACTTGTTTTAATGAAGGTGATAGGAGTAGAGGAAAGCTGATTAACAATAATTTATTAGATTTGCCACAAAAACCTCATGATATTGCGACGAACAAAAAAGCTTTAAAGCAATGGAAAGCTAAAGCAGTTGTAGTACACACTTCGAATGAAAGAACTAAATCGAAAAAACTAGCTACTGCTAAAACGGTTTATCTTGCAGACAAATTTGATAATCGCACAATATACTTTCCTCACACAACAGATTTTAGAAACAGAGCTTATGCTGTAGTACCGTATTTGAATCCGCAAGGTACTGACTACGCTAAAGCATTATTGCGATTTTCAGAAGGAGTAAGACTAGGAGATACAGGAGCAAAATCTTTAGCGATTCACGCAGCTAATGCGTTTGGCCAAGATAAGTTGCCTTTAGATGAACGTGAGCAATGGACAATAGAAAACACTGACACTATCATCAAGTGCAGCGAAGAGCCATTTGCTGAACGATTTTGGGAAACAGCAGATAAACCGTGGGCATTTTTAGCAGCGTGTATGGAATGGCATAAATATACGAAAGAAGGTAATGATTTAAAATCTACATTGCCTGTAGCTTCTGATGGATCGTGCAATGGGTTACAACACTTTAGCGCTATGCTTAGAGATGAAGTGGGAGGACACGCAGTTAACTTAACAGCAACTAAAACGCCACAAGATATTTATGGTGAAGTTTTGCAAGTAGTCATAAAAGAGTTGGAAAGTGCAGCAAAAAAAGGCTCAGAGGTGAGTGAGAATGAAAGACTTTTAGCTACTGAATGGCTTAGTAAGGGCCTTGATCGCGGCGCTTGCAAGCGTTCTGTCATGACTTTACCTTATGGCTCAACAAGATACTCTGCAACTGAATTTGTTGATGAGTACATACAAAAGCGTATTGATGCTGGAGAAGATTTGCAATTTGAAAATCGACAATCCTCTTCAATTTATTTAGCTGGTAAAGTTTGGAATTCGATTAGTAAAGTTGTTGTTAAGGCACCTGAAGCTATGGCTTGGTTACAAAAAGTTGCGCGTTTATTAGCCGATCAAAAAACACCGGTATTTTGGACCACACCACTTGGGTTTCCAGTAAGACAAGCTTATTACTCTCAAGCTGAAACAGTATTAAGAACGAAAATGATGGGTAGAATTAGAATTAGGTCCACAACTACTCGTATTGATAAAAGAAGACAAGCAAATGGTATATCGCCGAATTTTGTACACGCATTAGATGCCACAATGTTATTCATGACTATTAATTATTGTAAACAGCATGGTATTAAAGATTTTGCAATGGTTCATGATTCGTTTGGAACGCATGCAGCTAATCAACAGCAAATGAATGTTTGCTTAAGAGAGGCATTTAGAGATTTGTATTCGCAAATAGATCCGTTAGAAGATTTTTTAGAAAGTGTACTTCCATTAATTCCTTCAAAGCTTCATCGAAAAATACCTGAGTTACCAAAAAAAGGTAATTTAGATATTAATGAAGTTATGC